GAAGCTGAGCCTTGCGGGCAGACCACTGACCGGCTGCTGTGCCCTGCACCGCTGCGCCCTTAATCTCGTTGAACAGGCGCTTGCGGAGGCTCGGCTTGGTGTAGTTCCCGGCCTCGTTGACCTTGGACTTGGTTGGCTTCTTCACTTCTTCCGCCCTACACCGGCCTCGCTCAGCGCGATGGCAATGGCCTGCTTGCGGTTCTTGACCACGGGTGCCTTCTTCGGCCCCTTCGGATCAATGCCGCTGTGGAGTGTGCCCGCCTTGAACTCGCGCATCACCTTGGAGACTTTCTTCTGGGCCTTGGTCTTCATCAGCAGTTCCACGCTCTCAGGGACTTGTTAATACGAGAGTTCGGATCGTTGGCCGTCTTGGCCGAGGTAAGCTTCTTCTTCATGCCCTTCATACGGGCACAGAAGCTGTCACGGCGTGATCCGCCTTCAGGCTGCGGAGCCTTAAGCCCCGGCTTGTCGGGGTTTGCTGCGTTGTAGGAAGCCCGCCCCTTGGCATTCAGACCGCCCTTGGGGTTCTTACCTTCCTTGCGCTGCCATGCTGGGGTTTTCGCCACGACTACACGGCCTCAGTAAATACTGTGGCTTTTGCACTGGTCGGTAGTGTGACGTGGATATCAGTGACAAACAAGATGCCATCAGCAGGGAGGGTCAACTGAACCGGCTGTATTCCCGTGCTGACATTAAACTGCAACCTGACCGTACCCGAAGCGCCGCCATCGCGGAAGATTACGTCACCGGCAGTGCCGCCGCCGATTACCTGATACCCGAGTAGGTTGCGACGACCGGAGACTAGGGTGCCGGTCGCGTCGATATGATTAGCTACTACGTTCGCCATACTATCCTCCGAAAAAGAAAAGGGTGGGGGGCCGAAGCCCCCCATCGGATTACGTTATGTCGGTCATGGTGGCGAAGATGCGGACCACGGCGGCAGACGGAACAGCCGTGCTGATCGTGATGTCAATCGTGTCAGCCGCAGCGTAGACCTTGCCGTTGGACAGGGTCGGAGCGTAAGCACCTGACGCATACGTAGACGGAAGCGTCGGAACACCGCCGAAGTATCCGGTAGAGGTGCTAACAGTCGCCGCCAGATAACCGGCAGCGGCAGAGCCGTCACCAATCGAGATGGAGCCAGAAGCACCAACCGTGACGATTTCCATACCGACGTTGGACACAAGGGTGCCAGCGGGGATGGGGATCACTTCCAGAACATCGGAAGCGGCCAGAGCCGTAGCGCCAGCGGCCAGACGGGCAGCGATGATAGCCGGGAAGTTAAGCACAACTTCGACACGATGACACTTATTCAGAGCATCGGCGGGGAGGGCGGCAGAACCCTTGTTGAAGCCAAGGGTATCAGTATACGTAGCCATGGAGATTACTCCTCAGAGTGGGTTGTGAAAAACGGGGGCCAAAGCCCCCGCTAATTAGAGCGTGATAACGCCATGAGCCAGAGCTTCCGGCTTCACGACCTGATAGCCGTAAACCTGAAGACCGCGCACGATGTTACCGAAGGTGCTCTCCGAACGGATCGTCTCCATCTCGGTCATCTGAGAGGCGAACGTGAAGCCCATCTTGTGACCGGCGATGACGTTGAACTGCTTAGAAGCACCGGTGCCGCTGGTGAGGAGGTTGTGGCTCATGTAGACCGTGAAGCGGTCGATCATGCCAACGCGCCCATTACGAAGGATGGACGTGCCGTCGCCAGTGATAGAGGCGTCCTTAAGGTCAGACTTCTTGAGCATCCCGATAGCCTTAGCCGGGAGAACAATGAAGCGATTACCTTCCGGGCAGTTAGCCTCATCCAGCACCGTCCCCATATCAATAATATAGTTGAGAATGGTGGACGAGGTGATGGCTTCCGCGTTGCCGGTGGTGCCAAGATCGAAATTGGCCGTGATGCGACCAGCGGTCAGACCCTTGTTGGCAGCAGCAATGCCGGGAAGGAGGTCGGTCAGCACACGCTGGTCGATCTTGATCTTCATACGCTCAGAAGCGTCCTTGGACCAAGTATCCATCAGGTTGATGTCCGACTGAACCTTATCCACGTCGTCCTCGATGCAGGCGAAGTACTCGCCCTTGTCGATGGAAAGCTGGATTTTCGGCTTGTCCGGGTTCTCGACCGAGAGGGTCTGACCCTTCACATAGGTCTTGATCGTGACTTCCGGGGTGGTACGGATGTTAACCGTATCGCCCATGCGGCGGATTTCACCCTCGTAGTCGGTGTTAGAGATAGCCGACAGAACAGTGGCGTCATAGAAGTTCTGGATCAGCTTACCTGACCAGATTTCGGGGATGAAGTTGCCCGCGTAGTTCGGGCGACCAGAGGCGACGGGGAAAGACATGGTAGTCTCCTAGATTTAGCTTGCTTGCATGATGCGTCCATCCCGCTGTGCTGCGAAGATGTCGCGTTCAACACGGTCACGCTCAGTTTCACGACCCTTATACTTGCCGGAACGCACGTCGTTGAAGAACTTCGTGATGTCCTGCGGAGTATAGGTTTTCGCGGTCTGACCAGCAGAGGCACCCGAAGAGCCGCGTGCGCGACCGGGGGCAATCTGCCGCTCCAACTCTGAAGCAGACCGATTAGGTTGAGCATTCGCTTGTGGCGCAAACTTGCCAGACGCCGACGTGAAGGCGTTGAAGAACGCAACGACACGGTTCGCATCCAGATCACGCTGGGCGATCTCCAGATGGGTCTGACGCGAAGTATTCGTCAGCGGATCAACCTCCAACAGCCAAGACTGGAAGTCCTGATCGTTGTTGACCTGCTGCCAGTTGGGCACACGCTGCGCGAGGTTAGACCAGAACCGCTCTTCCGTAGACGCAGCCTGCTGCTGTGCAACACGCTGGACCTGCGGAATTACTGTACCTGCCACGTTATTCGTAAGGTGCTGGATGGTGCTCTCCAACTGGGCGATCTTACCCAGCATAGAGCCAACCTCCTCACGGGTGACCTTGCGCATCATATCAATCGACTCGCCGTACTCGGCCACGTCGTCGTCAGTCACGAACTTCTGTGCGGACTGCGGTGCTGCCTGCGCAGCGACGGGGGGAGCACTGTTGACTGTCGAAAGAAGGTTCTCCAACTGGGCGACACGGGCCTGCAAATCCTTGTTTGCGCCCCGCAGTCGCGGTACTTCTGCGTTAAACTGCCCCTGAAGCGTACGCCAACGCTGGGCATACGTGTCAGAGTTCGGGTCTTCCTTGGTGCCTTGCTCAGAGGCTCCAGAAGATTGAACAGTCTTCCCAGCATCGTCAGCCTGAGATGTGGAAGCGTCGGAAACGGTCTCATCAGCGGACGGATTGGCCTCATCAGCCCCCGTCTCACCAGACAGCTTCTTCATCTGCTCATCTGCGGCTTCAATCTGCTTACGAATTTGTTCAGGCATTGCCATTTAATACGCTCCTATCCGGTATGCGTAGGGTTGGTCGGCGAGCGTGGCTGCTTTGCCGCCAAATCAGGGGAATTTGTAGCCAACTTCACGAGTTCGGCTAATACTTGGCAGCGCCCCTGTGACACTGCCGAAGCACCTGAAGCGAATGGAAGCTGTTCGAGTTCGTGGGCCTTCCACTCCTTGAGAAAGGTCAGTACCTGCGGGTACTGCCTCACAATGAGGGCCATAGCCTTCACAACCTCGTCAGTGGGGCGGATCACGGTGCCCCTCCAGACGCATTACTTGAAACGACGTTGGCCTGCTGCCCCCCTTTGGGAGAACCGTCAGGCTGTGTCGGAGTCGGTTTACCGCCGCCCTGCGGCGGCTGTCCCTTCGACGGGCGCTGCATAAGGGCAACTGTCTCGCGCGAAGGTATAATATCTTCTGTCGGCATTTGCAAGCTCTTAGCGACCTCGCGCAGCAGCGCGGCGCGGCCTTCAGGACCCATGATCTCCATGTCTGCCTGATTGGCGGTCGCGTTCAGGAACTCGATCCTGCGTACATTCATCGTCTCACGGTTGGCAAGGTTGATCGCACCGCGCGGCATGATCTGGAGATCACCCTTGATGTTCTCATCGTCGTCATAACGCATGTTATAGACGTACTGACGCTCCACAATCGGCTTGATCACGTCGCTATCGATGTGCATGACCACCTGACGGATGCCCTTACCGGCGCTTCCCATGAGCATGGAGAGGCCAGAGGACGTACGACCAGCGCCTTGGACGTTCAGATCGCCATAAGGTAGGCCGGGATACCGGAATGCTCGTCGGCAAGGCGCGAAAACCGCTCATAGACGCCCATGAGCATGGTCGCATTGGCTTCGGGCTGCGTGAAACGCACTGCCGGGGCGCTAGACCCGGTCGGATCGTTGGTAACCTGCCAGATTTTCCACGGATAAATCTGGGTGATGTCCTCGTTGGCCGGAATACGCTCCAGATTGACCTCAACTTGGGGTCCAGACGAGATACCCATGTTGTTGACGAGGGCGCGGGCCGCTGCGTTGCAGACATTCTGGAGGTCTTCGATGATTTCGGGGATACCCTTACCCCAAAATGCACCCGGACACTTGATAAACGAGGTCTTCGCGTAGGGTTTTTCGCCCAGCGGGTCGTAGTTGAGGACCGCTTTCAGTACGTAATTGCCGCAAACCCACACATTCGCATCGTATTCAAGGGCTGCGTCGGGTACTTCGTCCTCCGACATGCCCCACTCGCGGAGCATCTGGCCGGAAACCTTACCCCAGAACTCAAGCGCGTCGAAAATCTGGGTCGGGCGCATCTCCGTGTGGTACTTGCGCTCCTCCTCGTCCTTGATCAACTCGATATCTTGGTTGATCCACGAGCTTCCGTTACCCTCTTCGAGCAATTTGCGAACGGCCTGATCATCGTAACCGGGCATCCCGATCAGATCGGCCAGCATTGTGCGGGTCAAGGGGTGATGCTGGAAGCAATACCCATCCTGAATGCGGGAAATCCCCGGCTCCGGGTAGAAGTAGAACGGGTCAACGCGCTCGTATTCCGGCGCGATCTTATCCACTGGAACGGCTACCGTGCGCCCAGAGGCGTCCTGCTGCCACCCAAGGGTGCGCTGACGGCGCACAACCGGACCTTTGACGATGGCTGCGGGGTAGGTAACGAGGTCGGTGATAAAGTCGTTGAAGCTCTCAGCCCAGCCGCCCTCTGCGAACTGATCGGAAATCTTGTGCTTCATCTTGTCAGCGCGGTTCTGCGCCGCCTGCAACATCTTGAAGCGATACTCTTGCGAGATGGCTTCCTTCGCTTCCGCCACTTCGGACGGCGTCATAGCGCGGAGTTCTTCCTGAAGCAGGCGTGCGACCATGTCGGCAAACGCCGCCTTGATCTCCTGTAACTGCGCAGGTGACAATTCAGGAATTGGCGTAGGGCTAATGTCCCACGGTGGCGTGCCTGTATCCAGCAGGATATCACGCAGCCAGCTTTCGGCGGCGCGGCACTTCACTTCCGTGATCATCATGAAGGTTTCGGAGCCGCCCTGCTGCTTGATGGCAGCAAGCTTCTCCGGTTCGTACTCGCCGTTGCGCTGACGCATGGCGGTGAGCATGATGTCTTCGATGGGCTTCTTGGAAATCCTCGCAGCATCCCAGCACTCGCGCAGATAGTCCACGATGCCAAGCATGAGTGAACTGTTCTGCCGTGCCTGAAGCTCACGGTCAGTTTGCTCTCGCTCCTGACGAGCGAGTTCATCGTTAGATACTACACGGAGTATGCTTAATCCAGCAGCCATGTTTTATAGTTGTAAAGCAAAGCTACTGTGGTTGCAATACCCAAAAGAAAAGGCCCCCTGCCGGGTGCAGAGGGCCAAGTCGGGGAGGAACAGGGGGTTCCGGGTGAGACCGTACTACGTCCACCCTGCGGCTGCAAGTACTCTGATGTCGCGTTTCTGCTGGAGGGCCATGCCCTCGCCCGCCGTGGCGATGTGCAGCATCAAGTATTGAAGGGCCTCAGCCACATGGCTGTGTTTGTTCTTGTCGATATCACTATCCCCTTTGGGCTTATACCTATATCCGC